AACGAGTCTCCATTGCGGACGCGGCCATAGAAACTGTTTGGATCTTACAACCAAAACAGTCCGGAGCGCAGGTGTCGGAAGGAATGTGTCGTGCCATTATGAAATCAAATCTCCATATCCAGCGGCTGATAAAGCCGCTGCTTCTTCTGCGGTTACGTACTGAGGTTGCATGTACACCTTTGTGATGTACACATCGTGGGCCGTATCGATCTTTTCTGGGACCGGTGGGGTCACTTCAAAGTTGACCAGATACGTAGTGTTGTATGGTGCCGAGGGGTTGTACGGATCGTACGGGTAAGGAACGTTAGTGTTGCTATTCTCTGCAGTTGCAGTGTCCTGTACAAATGATCCGTCAGACAACGCAAATACAGTTACATACCGAGCCCGGTTAGGGAAGTAACGAAATAGACGGTATGCCGGTCCCCGCTCAAGAGGGAGAACCGGCGGCACGTCATGCAGCGTAGGTGGCGTGAATGTAGCCACTTTACGCCTACTTGTTAACTACAGGAAGGCCCAGCTTTTCAGCGGCAATAGCGTCGGTAGTACCACGGCTTCCGGAACCGTTAATGTTGGCACGCTCAGCCTCGGATCCACCTACAGGCTTGCTGGTACGGTTAAATCCGCCCATCATGTTCTCTTCAAGGAGAGTGGTGGGTGACATGTCAACGTGCATAGCAACATCACCCCTGCGGGTGTCTACGCTATTATCTTTTTCAAAACGACTTGGCATTAGTATCCTTCGTGTACTTTAAATCCCTCAACGATTGGAGCATCAGCAGATGCACCGTACTCGATGTGGGTAACGTTTAAAATTTCTGGAGCAGATCCAACCTGACGGCTGGTATTAGCTTCGATGCCACGGTTAGCAGAACCGTTAGTGTTTTGCGAAGTGACAGGTGTAGGAATACTGCCGGTGTCGATGCTGTTAGCAGCAGTACTGCGTAAATGTTCGTCGGCAATAGTTGAGAATTGAGAGCGTGATTCCATTAATTTGACCCTCGACTTTTGTATTTAAAAGTCGCTTCGGCCCTAGCGGAAGCACCTGAGTTGTACTTAATAATCCTCCCTGTAACTTTTTTTGCCTCAGAACGAGGTCCAACAACAGTTGATGGGCGGTCAGTAGCCATACCCAGTTCACCAGACAAGTTTAGTCCTTGACGCTTCGCTTCTGGGTTTGTTGCGTGGAGTGATGAATCAACGTGTGGGTGTGCCGTTGGTGACGAGATGTGACCAGCGGTTCGAGCACCAGCGTTAGGTGCGGGAACTGCACCATGCATGCTGGGGCCAACATGTGCGTCATCAGCGCCACGGGCAAAAGTTGGAAATCCTTTTGGTGAAGATGCTACGGGGCCTGAAGCCATTAGTTCATTCCTTTGTGTGTCATGTTGCAGCAACCGCAGTAGCAGGGGTCAGAGGTTTCACCCTTGACAGCCTTAGCGTCGTTAGCGGCTGCAAAAGCAACGCGGTTTCCTATTGAGGTACCAGCGGTCATTGCTGACTCGATACCCATACGATGTCCTAATCCGGTTGGGATAGTCATTACATTTCCTCGTTCGTAAATTGTTCCTTGACAGGAACAGCTACACCATTGGCATCTGTTAGTCGCCCACAAGCAAGGCAGGATATTTCATCCGCCCCTGCTTGAATGTCACGACTACCGCATACTGCGCAAGCAAATGGCCAAGGCATAGCTGTTCCTTTCAGGGGTTATTGGCTATTAAGCCAGTGGGCTTCCGGCTTCGCCAAGGTCAACACCAGGGGTGAATGCGTTGTCAATGTCTCCACCAAGCAATGATGAGGACTCGATACGCATTACTGAAGCCTGACGGAAGATTCCGTAAGCACCGAGCCAGTACCAACCCATTGGTACGAAGCGGCGCAGGCGGTCAGTGATCGGACCTGGGACAACGTGTGGGAACGCAGCGTTACCGTCAACGTACGAGTGCGCCTTGGCAAGAGCCTGGCGACCGATGATGATGGTTCCGTAAACGTTTGTACCGGTAAGGGAAGCTGAGGCCGTGACCGTACCACCAACAGTAGGAGCACCTACGGTTGAAGAGAAGGTGAAGGTGTTTCCACTTACGTAGGTAACGGTGTTGGTTCCCTGCAAGGTTGCAGTACCAGCGGTCAAGGTTGCGCCGACTGTTGGCTGAGCACCAGTGAAGGTACCAGAGAACGAACCAGCAACAACAGTACCAGCAAATGCCGACTGAGCACCTGCGGCACCAGCACCAGCAAACAAAGGAGCACGTGGGGTTTCAATCCAACGAACACCTTCGAAAGCACCGAGCTCACCGTTCCAGATTTCACCTGGCTGAGCGTAAACGTGTGGTGCACGCCATCCCTGGATGTTCGAACCATTAATGGTTTCACCCTGAAGGTCAGCAACAATGTCCGGGTGTACGTAACCGATGTAGTATCCACCGAAGGTAGGTACGTTCTGCGAGCGCAGACGGGCACGGGCAGCACGGATGTCGAGTGATGACAAGGTGGCTGAAGAACCAACAGTGACGCGTGAGGTAGCACCAGCAGCACCCAATGAGGTGGCTCCAAGTCCTGAACCGTACATTACGTTGGTACCGCTGTCGAGAGCAGCACGGGCAATGGTGTCGATCGATACACCAGCGTTGTAACCAACTACGTTGGCAACTACTGGGTCGATGTCCACGTATGACGTACCACGGAGACGAGCGGTGGTAAGAACGGCGTTACCGTATTCAGCAAGGGTCAACACAACCTGTGAGTCTGACAACGAAGTAACAGCAACGTCGTTAGTTCGGTCAGTGAAGCCGACTGGATTGGCAAGTCGTTAACAATGGTAAATGCGACCGAAGCACCAGGCATTGCTTGAGCAGTAGGACGAACGTCAGCAGCTGCATCAAAGTAAAGCTCGGGGCGAAGGGCGAAGTACGCCATTCGGTCATATGCCTTTTGACTGAAGTCAAGGGCGGTTGAACCGGTAAATACATCAGTACCAGTTACGTTATAAGCGTCGGTAGCCATTTAGGCGACCATCCTTTCGGGGTTTGTAGGTATTAAACTACAAGGCTTCCCGTGAGGTGTAGAGTCCAAGCTGTTGAGCTTCCTGACTCATTACGATCTTCATGACCTCATCCGGATTTGATGCTTCTGCAAGGCGTTGGGCAAACAACTGGCTGGGATCTGGCATTGCACCAGAAGTTCCAACGGTTGCACCCTGTGCACGACGCATGGCTTCAAGCTCAGGATTCATCGGATCTGATTGAGGGGCTTCCTGTTGTACCTGGAAGATGCCGTATTCTTCAGCAGCCTTACGGATCGACTCAGCATCTGTGGGTCCATCGTAAGCCTTACGAAGTAGGGCTCCTACACCGGTATCAGGGATACCTGCCTTCGAGAACTGTACCTCACGACGCTCAGAATCTAGTTCTGCTCGCAATGACTCAAGTTCCTTCTTGGCCTTCTCGGCTTCACGCAACTGCTTCCGAATGTTCGGGTCTAGCGGTTGACGTTCTTCCTGCTCATCAAATTCATCGAAATCTGACATGTTGATCGCTCCTTACGGTACACGCCTTGTTCAGAGGTAAACAAAACGGGGGTTAAGCACTACATACGCAACATGGATCGTGCAACTCCATGACGGGTAAGTAATACAGCTCACCTGCAGCTAACAGGGCCGAACCACTTGACTTCAGTTTATCAGTTTTACTGGCGGGCTGATCCGAGTCCCGTAACACCCTTAGCTGTCTCGGCGTAGCCACCACCCTTTTCGAATGGTGCCACTCGGGCTTGCTCGGCTCGACCAACCTGAGCCTGCTCGGCTGCTTGGTTGGTTCCCATGTATCCAGCAATTTGAGCACCGATCTGCTGGTCGGCAGACACGGTAGGCATGTTGGATCCTGGCAAGTTCTTCTGGAGTTGTGCGTCCTGAGCCGCCTTGGAAATTGCGCTTTCGGCAGACTGAAGAGTGACCGTAGCGTAGGGGTTCTGAACTGCAGCACCGCTGGCTGTACCAATGGCTGAACTTGAACGGATCATGTTAGCCAATGATTCACCACCAGCTTGTGACATGTCCAGTCCTACGTTCTTGGCGTAGCCTTGCAAGCTGGCAGATGCCATGCGGTTGGTCAAGGTCGATTCAGCGGTCTTGGGGTTCAAAAAGTACGCGGTCAGGTCGCCCTGACTCAAGCCGTACTGTTGCTGAAGAATGGCCCGGGTCTGAGGGTCGGCATTGCGGGCTGCGTTGTAACCCATCATGATTCGGTCTTCAAATTCTTTAGCACTTACTCCACCTTCAACGAGATTGCCAATTTCTTTTGTGGTAAGAAACCCAGCAGGCAAGTCAAAGTTTCGGGCAGTGTTGGTGTAAGAATCCTGCAAGGCTAGGTAAGCATTTTCGGTAATGGGTTTCATTCCCATCTTGGCAGCGTTCATGTTGTACTTCTGCAATCCCGGGAACGCTTGTTCGTACTCAGGTTGCGATCGAATAAAGTCATTTAATTGACCGGTAGTAACTACGTGGTCGCCTTCTTTAAGAACTAAATTTTTAATTTTGGTTACAAGCGAGCCTGAGTCCATGCCCCAGTTGGCAAGCTCCTGCTCAATTGCGGTAAGTGCATTAACCTGCGTAGAACCTGAAGCACTTGATATTCCGTATAGGTTTCCACCACCTGCTGTTGGCGCGCCATTTGTTCCAATTGAATTAACAACAACGGTAGCTTTGCTACCAACTCCACCGGTGTACGTTAACGCACCTTGCTGTACGGCACCCAAGTTTCCTTGGTATGCAGGGGCATCAAGGACTTTAACCGTTGCTTTCATCAAGGCATTTAAGTTTGCCACGTCCGTGGAGTTTGGCTTTGCCCCGTCCCAGTTGGCAAGGATCACTGATCCGGCTTGAGAGTTTCCGGTAATGTACGAAAAATAATCAGCAATAAGATTCTTAGCAGCAGCACTTGTGGTGTTTGTAGATTTGTCTACCGCCAATGTTTGAAGGGTGTTAAACAGGTTGGTTTCAACGTTACTGTTAGAACCGGAAATAGTAGAACCTGAGGTAATGTTTACAGACTTGTTGCTGGTTGCTAACAAAGAGGCGGGGAGAGATCCGGTAATCCCGTATTGATTAGCCAACTCTTGCCAGTTAGGCATGGTGACTTTTCCACCTGTGCCAAGGAACTGATTGGACGAACCACCTGATTGAGTGACCATATTTGCTGACGCTTGAGTAGGGTCAAGCGCAGTAACCGATTTCCAGTTTTTAGGATATTGGGCTTTTACTTTAGCGGGGGCCATTCCCGTAGGTGCTATTGCATAGTAGATCTGACCATTAACAATGTGAGTTACCCACTGATAACCTGGAGCCGGTTCACCCGAAAGGCCAGAGGTGTCGTTGCCCTTTAGTTTGTACCAAGTTAAAGTATTACTTGCCATTAGCTTCTCCGCTTGTAAACATCTGTCGAATCGATTGTGCTACGCCAGCACTCCAGTCACGACCGTTAGGAGTCTGCTCCCAGTTAAACCCGGGGTGTGACTGAATGTGTGCCTTCCACTGATTCAGACTCATAGGTGCTGGGCGTTGGGTTGCTGGATCAAAACCGCCTGTAAGGGCCGCAGAAGCCTTTGGATCGCCCGCAAAATCTAGTTCGGCCTGATCCCCTAGCATCTGCTTGGCAACCTGGCGGTAGGGCTCTATGAGGTGCTTAACAGGGATGCCTGCTTTGATCTGCGTTGCCATGGTTGGGTAAAGGCCCATGGCGGTATTGCGAACGTATTCTTCAAAAGCCTTGCCCTTTTCGGGGGTCATGTCTTTAGACATCTCTGCCAAGCTGCTTTCAGACATGGGGATCTGATGGTCCTCGACCATCTTCTTCATGTCTGCAGGAGTCATGAGCTTTTGCTCTTCCGCAGGTGTCTCAGTTTTCTTAGTGGTTTCTGCCATGGGGTTTCCTTATGCTGGGTCCGGTAATTTACGCATCAAAGATATGAATGACTGGTAGCCAGCGTACTGAGGGTTGTTATACCATTCAGTTGTTACATTGTACCAGGCTGTGCGCAAGCGGCCTCGTTGGGCCGGTAATGTCTCGTTAAATGCGGCAATGTATTCTTTGCGAGTATTTACAAACATTTCAAACATGCCAAGTTGTTCGCCATTGGAGAACAGGTCATGGTAACGGGCATCAGACACCATCTTGTCCATGTCGTTGTAAACGCTTACCGCAAGGTTGCTTCGAGTAGCACTGACGTGTAGGTTGTACCAAGTCGGGTTAATCTCAGCAAATACCTGCAATTCGTGCTTCAAAACGTTCTGTCCAGCAAAGTTGATTCCGCCCTGGCCATCTGGGTAATTTTGGCGGTATTCCGGCTGAAGAATGTTGTAGTACATGTCGTCACCAATAGCAATCATCATTGCATCTGAAAACGCGCTCCAATTTTCGTGCTGACGAAGACCAACACCAATAAGGGTTTGCAAAGCCGTCGCACTGTACTTACTGTCCAAAGTTCGCGGAACCAAATAAGCTGATCCGTAGGGAACCTGTAGAACTTGAGTCTGGTGTCCGTCGATTAGTTTCAATGATGCGTTTACTTCAGGCCAAACACCGTATGGGGATTGTGTCTTGGATACAATGTCAAAGATGTGGCCCGGGTGTTCGGTAACAAATGCATTAAACAACGTCGTCAAATCAGGGTACTTAAGAGTTCCGTCAGGATTACGCTCGGATTGCATCTTGTTGTAGATATTGCTATCTGACCACGTATTGTTAAACGATACAGTAAGAGGAGACACTTCACTAACAAGAGTTTTCCAACCGTACGCAATAGCGGTCATCCATGAAACGTTGTTATTAATATCAGCTTTGTGGGCACCCCAATACTGGGCCCATTTCTGGTCAGTAATGTAACGTTGAGTCAAACCAGATGCGTAAGGGTTTTCCTGAATTGTTTGTTCGTAGAATTGTTGCCACATTTCTCCACCAACAGTAGAACCAATTTGGTTTTGCATACTCATGTATGATCCAACGGGATCGCCAAAAGCGTTAGCAGCAATTGCACTAACGTTACGTACAAATGAGTTTGGCATAAGGTCCGACATGAACGACGTGTTCATGGCGTCTGGGCCAAGGATGGCGTTCAATACGTGACGAACCGTTTCACTGTGGTGGGTTACGTATTCGTAGTAGAACTTAGCTGGCAGGACTACAACTGGTCCCCATGGAACACGAATAAAGTTTTCAAGGATCTGAGCAGCACCGGCTTGGTTTCCGGTGATGATCATACTGTTAACTGAACCAGCACTACCGTTAAATCCCATTTGCATTGCTTCACCGGGCATAGCACTAACACCACTCATGTATCCTGCCATAGCGGCCAAGCTGGTGCTTATGGTACCAAACATTTCGGAACCCGGGATTGCAATAGCGTTGTTTCCGTTTTGATTAGTCGTGCCAATAAAGTTGGTCATGAATAAGTTCATGCGCAGGTAACGGTCAATTGCCCCGATGTCTTTTGCGCCCATGCGGAATGCTCGACGGATTGCCTGGTTCTTAGCAAAGTAGAACGGTGCCAATACACGCATGTTGTGTTCAAAGTTTGTCTTACCCATTGGGTTGTGAACGTAACGCTCCATGCTGATGGCTGCATTGATCTGAGCTTGAACGCGGGCGACTTCTTCATCCAAAATACCATCGGCAATTAATGGTCGGAAGAAATTCATCTGGTTGTGGAACTCAACTAAATACAGCGGGCTACGAACCATCTCATTTACAATTGGACCAAGTACGTGCTGGTGCAAACGCTGAGACATTTCTGGAAGCAAATTCTTCATGGCACCAGCCATCCAGCTTGTCGTTTGACGTGCAGGAACGTTGTGAGGCACAGCATCGGTACCCTCTTCGGAATTCTTGATCATTCGGTTGACCATTTCCGCCCAGTCTTTTGCAGAGGTAAACTCGTTGGTTCCCATTTGCTGTAAGACTTCGGGAATCATCTTGTCGTTAACGTTAGAGTAAATGGCATTCATCAAGTCGTGCGTTAGTGTTGTCGCAAAGTCAACCATCGGGTCGTTGGAAGGACTCTTAAGGGTTTCATCCACCAAGGTGCTAAATGAACGTTCGAAACGCTCAAGCTTCTTTTTGCCCATCTTGCGCAAGTAGGCTTCTACTTGTGCATGGAATGAATCGTACAAAGCTTGACGTTTTTCAGCTCCACTAAATGCACGCGAGCCTAGGGTCATGGCTACCTGCTTAGAAGCATCGTCATAAGCAGCGGCAATGCGATCGTTTTCAATCTTAATGCGGTCGCCGTACATACGCTCTAGCGCATCCACACCAGCTGTGCGATGCTTGCCAAACGGTGAACCACCAAAGCGGTCCATGATTTGCTTGTCATTAAGGTCCTGCATCATTGCTTCGCGAAGAGCGTTAACGGGTCGAACCATTGGAACCGGTTGTTCTACTGGGAAAGGGAATGAGCCGTCTTTAATGCCTTCAATAATTGGAGCAAATTCAGGAATGCCGTCAAGAACATCTGACAAATTGTGCATTGCGGAATCCCAAATTCCATTTAACGAAAACTCTAGTAGGCTTCGTTGAAGCTCATTCATTTCTCCGTATTTGTAAAGGTTCTTTAGTTCTTTGTCCATCGCAACAATGTTTGCAGCATCAAACAAATACTCGCCTGATTCGGTTTTTACAAGAAATATTTCACTAATGTTTTCGGCCAAATTACCTAAGTGCGACAACATCTGAACATTCCAGTTTTGGGTATACGCATTATCGTGGTCGATAGCTACAAATTCTCCGTCAGATGGATTTATTAGAACGTTTCCGCCATGACGGTCAGCGTTCATAACCACGTGGTCTAGTATGAGCAGCTTGTAATATTCTTGAGCGGCAAGATCGCTAACTTCTTTTGGAACAACATAATCAATCATGTCATCGCCAGCGTAAAAATTACGCATTATTTGAAGGTTGTCTTCAAGCCATTCAATTGGGTGGCCGCCAAAATTTGCTGAATCCCAGTTTTTAAGTTTTGGCATTAAAATACCAACACCGTGTTCAGCTCCAGCATCATTGTAAAATTTAACTTGACGGGTGTCGATGGCAGGCGCATCTAACGCTTCGGCCACCAGCGAAACTAATTCGGAAATTTGTGCTGAGTCTTCTACGTTGTGCTTGTCTTTTAATTGATCAAAGACTTCATTAAGAAAAAAATCCTTGCTGTCTATTGCATTTTTGCGAACTCGTTCAAGGATTGCTTCGGAATCTCCTTGGCGCTCAATGGGCATCTTGACGTAATATTCTTCTTTAGTTGCAGGATTCTTTACAGTAAAGAAACCGCCGTTAAGATATCCACCCATAACCTCAACGTCATTGGGATCCATTACTAATTCAGGGCCTGCCTTAATCAGATCCGCAAATGGGCCCATCTTCATGAACGACATTTTTGGTTCTTCTGACCATCCAGAACGAAGTTGTTCACCATTAGCACGCCGTCGTGCTTCTTCAAGTACTTGCTCTGGTGATCGTTTAATCAAGCGACCGTACTCGGATTCAATTCCTTCAATGCGGTCTTGAATCCGCTTGTTGATTCGCTCAAAGGTTTGACGAGCCGCACGGTCACGGGCATCACGTGCTTTACGCATAGACTCAGCTAGGTTGTTGGCTAGGCGTGAGGACTCTTCGTATTTCTTAAAAGCAGTGCGGTACTCTTCTAGCAACCCTGCTGTTTCTGGGTCGAGGTTTACAGTCTCTTCGCCAAGCAACTTGCTGATGCGCTCTCGGGAACGCTGTGCTGCTGTGCGAGCGGCCTTGTAAGCCTCGTCTTTTATGGCCCAGTCTTTAGCCAAACGGCGGCGATCTGATGCTTTAACGTGCTTGACCATTTCATTGTTGAAGTAATTACGTGGTGATGTGTATCCAAGTGCGGTGTCACGGTCGGTTACGTAACGTCGAACCCACGGGCCATTGGCTTGAGAGTATCGCTTAAAATCTGCAATAAAGCGTTCCCGACCTGCATCGTCTGGGGTGTACGCCTTAGGGTCTTCTTTGTCAAATAGCGGAGACTTGTAAGTGTTATAGCGGTTTTCAAATTCACGACCAACGCGTTGGCCCCAATCTTCACGGCTCAGCTTCTTTGCATTCAATACTGTGTCAAGGTTAATGTCACGCCAATGAAGCAATGACTTCCAACGCTTCAAACCTTCACCGCTATTAATGACATCCATCTTGTCGGTAAAGCGTTTGCTGTCGATCTTGAACGCAGACAAAATTTTACCTGCTTCGGTAAGACCCGTAAAGTCGTCCGAGTTACTATTGAGTTTCCTCAATGCTTCTGTGGTAACGGAGTGGATGTCATCGGCGGTCTTAATTTCCTGACCGTATTCCGCGATCAAATCCCGACGTTCCCAATCGCGAAGCTTTTCCCATTCATTAGGCTTAATTCGTTTAGTGTAGGTAGCCCAACTCTTTACAGTTTCCAGCGTACTAGAAGATTTAAATTCGTCTATTAAGTTTCGGAGAAAAACATCCGGGTTACGACGAGTAATGCCCATGCCCGGCAAAATAGTCTTAACTAGTTTTTTAATTTTTGGACTTTGCTCAACGGCTTTCCAACTGTAAGAATCTTCTATCTCTTCTTGGATAGCGCGTGGTAAATCGTAAATTGCTTTTTCAAGACTTGCTACAAACTGAGCGTCATTGATTTTGTAAGTTGGGTACTGGGTACCCTTAAGCATTTCATTAATCTTTTGCTCGTAAGTAGGGATGGACGAGTTCCAAGTTTCTGCAGGTTCCAAATGCCCGTATCCGTTAAAACTAATTGGCCTAGGAATGCGCTCGTCGTCTGGGCGAATTTCCTTTTGGGCGTACGCAACATCTTTCCATACAGGTGCTTCGCTGTGGAATGAGACGTGACCCTCAACAATAGCTGGGTCAATGTAATCTAATAGCTCAATGTCGTCTTTGTAGATGCGCTTACCCGGACCACGCAACATTGATTTAAGTTCAGCGCGACGGTTGCCAACAATTGTTTGAAGTTGCGATTTGATCTCACTCGACATGTTGCGAGCAAAATCCATGCGCTCTTCTTCGCGAACAAGCTTTGCCTGCAAATTGTACGGGTGCTCATCTCGGGCTGCCTTAGCGGCCTGAACAAGTCGTTCGGCATTGGACAAACGTTCTTGGGCACGGTTGAGTGCCAGCATGCGACGAGCTTCCTTAAGAAGTGGGTTGCTCTTGTCTTCTTCAAGAACTCGCATAATCTCTGGACCGGTGGCTCCAGGGCCGACCAAAGGTTCTACCATCTTGCGAATAACGGGCGAAACATTGCCCATGCCCGCTTCGGGTACCGCTTCAAGCAATGCTTTACGCAAACGGTAAAGGTCCATTGTCTGACGAACATTAAACTCGTTTAACTTCTCTTCGTGTTCAGCAATGAAGTTACTCGATGTTTCGTAGGCTTCCCGAGCCGCATCAGTCATTTGATCAATTGTGATTTGTTCCGGGGTACGGATAATCTGGGTGCGAAGTTCTTTAATCAGTTCATCTTTTTTGGAAGCCGTAAGAACTTGGAACTCTTCTCGGGCTGACAGTTCTTGCAAGATACGGTTAATCTCTTTTTCACCGCGATCAATTACCCAGCTCTTTTCACCGTTCTCTGCAATGTGCTGGGCGGCACGAATGATGCTACTTACTGCGGTTTCCTCGGAAGAGCCAATAATGTCAAGACCTTCATGCATGACCATAGCGTGAAGCATCCGAACTAGTGGTCCTTGTAAGGGGTCGCTGGCGCGAAGTTTGGCTGCATCAAAGTAAGCACTGGCGTAGTTGTCGTCAGCTGTACTTACCTTGGTCCATTCAGGAGTAACAAACTTGTAAGAAGATTTAACTTTTTCATCTTTGGGATCAATACCAAAGACTTTCATGCTTTCATTGCGATCAACGGCTTCTTGGTCAACGTTAGTGCTGTGACCGTGAACACCCATCTGGAAGTGGCCGTCTTCGGCCATCATTAACCAGAACGCATCTTCCATTAAGTTGTTCTTAGCAACCTCGTCCATGCTAGACAACAATCCCTTTTTGATTCCATGGAACAAAACGCCAATGGTGTTAAGAAGTAAAGACTTTTCGCCTTCTTCTAGTTTTCCAAATCGGTATTCCCAGCGTGCCGCTTGGAAAGCAAAACGCGCGTTAAACATGTTGTCTCCACCAACACGCAAAGAGTTAACCATGTACTCGGACATTGAAACGTGAGTAGACCAAGATATGGCAGCAAGTGCCAAAACTTTAAACGGGGTGTTGATCGCCCTGTTGATTGCATCGGTTACGATCTCTCGGTTATTGCGATAGTTACGTCGACTGTACAAGCCCTTTCGGTCACGGACTGAACGCTCCGCTTGAATTTGACGTGCGGCTTTCTTTGCATCTTTTTCTGCTAGGTCCAAGAATTCTTGCAAGCGTTCTTCATCCTGAAGAACCTCAGCATCGACGTTACGACCAATAACACCAAGCTTATCAAGACGTTTGTAATACTCGGCGTACCGCTCTTGCATTTCAAAGTCTTCAGAAATCTGTTCAACAAACTGATCGGATTGTTCTAGTATTGCCTTGTATGGATTTTCTTTGTGGGCATACTTGTTAATAACCGCCCGTAGGTCAGCGGTGGATTCTCGCACACGTTCAGCAGTTTCTTGCGGGTTGGCTAATACGCGCATTACCTTTAATGCTGCAGTTTTAATTTCCCGAGCAATGTAGACCTTGCCAAGTTTTGCTTGCTTGTAGAACTCAGCAAAGTTCCTATTGATCTCTGCGGTAGCTACGTTCTTGTCATCTGCAATAGCTTCAGCAATAGCGGACATCTTACGAAGGTTAGCTTCGCTATCGAATTGCTCTGAAACTACGTCCTGCATCTTCATGTGCATAAAACGTACGGCTTGATTTTCCGCCAATAGAATTTCTTGCAATCGCTTCATGTCTTCCGAGGAAAGCTCTTCGCCTTCAACGTAAGATTTCTTTAGTGCTGATTCATAGCCAATTGATTCTTCAAACAAGGCGTTACGACGCCAAGCCAAACCTTTGTCGATCTGCATCTTGAGGTTGCCAATTTTTTCAATTTCTTTTTGGATCTCGTCAACAACCAAAGAGAAACGTTGCGCTTCGTTTAAATCAGAAGATATCGGAACCGAGATAGTTTCCTGAAGACGGGTAAGCATCTCTTCCATCTTGGCCAAATAAGCATTGCGTGCATGTTCGGTAACGTGGATGCTGATCACTTCGTTGCTGTATTGGCTCCAGTGTTCACGTATATCAGCTAGTACGTTCTTGACTTTTACTTTTGCCAAATCAGCAAGGGTTTCTTGCAGCTGCTTATCTTTAGAAAGAATGGTTTTAAACGCGTGATCGTAAGCTGATCCTTCTAGCTGGGCCAACCACTTTGCAGTAGTGCGAGCAAGACCCTTAATGGTCCGTGCATCGGGCATGCGTACGTGGCCCAATTGACTTTCGTTTACAGCAACATTCTTTGGTCCAAATGGGGTTTTAACAACCATGTCTTTGGCACCAAAGTTATAAGCACCTTCAGTGTTACCACCGTCTGCTCCAAGTAGGTTCCACACCATGTCGTTGAATTGAGCACGAACCGGTTCCATTATGTGCGCAATATCGTCAGTAACAATTGCAGCAGTAGGGTGGCTAAGAATCAATTCTTTTGTAGCATTAAAAATTGTTCGGTTCCATTGAGATGCATCGGTTGTGTGAAACAACAAATCAGCCGTGATATCGGCAGCACGTGGATCCATACCACCCGAGATAAAAGTATCTTTAATAAACGGCAACGATTGAATGTCGTTTGGAAAAATCTCTCGATTTTCAAAAGCCCTTAACTTGCTTGAGTAATATTGCGCACGTGCAAGAAATTGGCGGGCAATCATTTTGCGGAATCCGTTAGATGCTTTGTCTCCTACGCCAAGGTTTTCCTCTACAAAGCTTTGCGGTGCAAGGTCAATGCCTTGCTCTTTTAATTGTTCGTAAACTTTAGCTTCGTAAGTTCGATTTAAAATGTTTCCAACAATGCCAAACCGTTCGCCCAAATCACCTGCTAAAGCACGCTTCCATAGCGAGAACGTGCTCATAAAGGGCATTTGGTGCATCATTACTTCTTGAGCCAAAGTTACGTCTTCAAAAATTGAAAGCACTGCTTCGGGGGTATTGGCTTTAGCAAAGGCTTCAGCTATTTTGCGACCAAACTGATTTGGGAATTCAAGCAATACCTTTCCTGGGGTTTTTGCTTCAGCCAAAACATTTACGGCATCGCGTACTCCCTGCAATTGCTCATACGCACGGTAGGCATCGCCAGGGCGACGAAGACCGGTACCGCCAAACCAACGTTGAAGGTGTCCCGTAAAACCGTATTTGCCACGTGCGATCTTTCGCATTTTTCCAACCGCAGCAAATGGGTCGTGTTGAAATAAGTATTGGTAAAGTTCGATTGCTCCACCTTGGAACCCAATCCCACCAGGTCCTTTGATTTTAAACTGGTGAAACAAGAAACTATTTTGCATGTGGAGTTCATCTGAAACCCACGTAGTCATTGTTTCTGGTTGACCATCAGGGCCAATTACTGCACCGGACATTGTGGCATCCCACAGCTGACGGTTAAAAGTAGATTGCTCTTGACCAGTTAAGAACTGAGCAAGAATGGCATAGTTGTTGTTTGCAATTTTATTAAAGTCTTGATACGCAATGCGCGCTGGAGACATAAGAGTTCCAATGGCACTACCCAATTTTTCCAGCACTGGGTGCTCTTCGATGCGTGCTTTAGCGTTACGGCTCCACTCAAGAAACTTGACAGCCTGCTTGTAAGCTTCAAACTCTTCAAACGTATTTTTTACACCGTCGCGTACTTTTTGTTCAAATTTATCAACCGTCTTACGTGCAGTATCTGCGTAATCAGCAACGGGCGTTTCTTCGGGAAGATTCTCTACGCCAAGTTTGTGCAACAACAGCATTTGAATAATTGCCGATCCAATGTCACCAGCTGCTGCACCTGCACCATTTTTGTAATAATCGGATACGACAAAGCCAGGAAAGTGAAAAGTCGATGTTGCAATGTTCATTAACTGACCAGCGGTGTCGTGCCACAAAGCATGCCAGTCCTTACCCGCATTCGCTGTGTAGAAATTGCTACGAGCTTCTTCTTGTCGGTAGGTTTGGTAATTAGGATCGTTTAGCTGTTTTAATGCAGCACGATTGATTGCTGCTTTAGAAACTTTCCTACCCTCGTCAGCGTAAAGTTTTTCTCCGTAAGGAGTCCAAGGGCTTTGACGCTCAATGTTTCCTTCTTTTATAGATGCTTGACCAGCAGCAAACCCAGGAAAGAAATTAAATACTTCAGGTCCAAGTACGCCAATTGCTCCCGGTACGGCTTCACCAATTTTTTTAGTAAAGTTGCCAAGCATGTGCAACCAGTTAGTTGTTGGGTTTAAAGCAGCCCAAGAAACAATGGAGTGAAGCTTTGATTGCGGAATACCCGTCTCACGGGAAAGGTTCATGAGTGCTGTTGGGTCGTTGGCAAGGTTAGGGTTATTCCTTACCCATTGCTCGGCACTGTCTTGAATATTTTTTGGTTCTGAATTAAACGCCGTAGAGTACGTTTGTTGACGAAGCCAAGGTTGATCACTGCGACCCATGCGGTCATATCCGGGAGCGTTTACTCCTATGGGAGCCGTAGGCTCTAACAGAGTTTGTTTTACCGGCTCTTCTACAGGGAGTTTACTTACATCGGGTGCGGCAAGAGGGTGCTGTTCGTAATTATTAAGATCAACGTTGGACATTAAAAGTTAAGCTCCCGGGCAACGCGTGCGATATCAAGTAATGTTTGTGAAGCTCGCCCCCCGGTAAGAATGCTACGTGAAAAATCTTCTACTGCGTTGTTTGGGTTTAACATGGCTTCCGATCCTGCTCCCGGTCCAACGTCAACGCCATGAGTAATAGGTTCCTCTGGTCGTTCTGTTGGGTGGTCCCACATCAACTCGCCAGGTAGCTTACTAACTGCTGGCATCTGTATATTACCACTAATGCTCTGCGCTTGTGGTGTAGAAGGCGCTGCAGGTGCAGCACTTGCTCCTGGCACGGGTTGTGCCGCTACAGGGATTGCACGCTGGGCTGCCTGTTGCTGTGCGGCAACACCATAGCCTTGACCCTTTGCCGTTTCAATTGGCATGCTGGCATTAAGGTCGGTACGGTTCCCGTACGATTGACCTATTGCGCCTTGGCGCATTCCACCTCGACCGCTACGGGGCATTACATTGCACCGCCAGGCATCATGCCTTGCTCTTGACCACTTTCTCGGGTAGGACGACGCAAGTTGTTAAGCAGTGAACTCAAGTCCTGGGTACCTTGTGGTGGTTGTTGGATTTGAGTAGCAGGGTTGTCAGGTGAAATACCCATGCCAGGCTGCATCTGCGGAGCTTGGCTCATGTCAGGCTGCTGACCAGCCATCGACTGCTGTTGCATTTCTTGCATCTGCTGGGCCTTGGCAGCTTGCTCCTGTTGCATCTCTTCGTGGATCTTGGCTACAGCATCCTCAAGAGTAACGTGGCGTTCAGCTTTAGCCTTTGCGATACGAGCAATGATGCTTGGGTCCAATGAACCTTGAGTAGCCTGCTGTTCCATGCCCGCTAACATTGCCCGACGTAGNGACTCGATCTCAACNTGATCGCGTTCGCGGATTGGATCTTCGATAGCTGGGTCCATCTCACGTGCGGTCTGGGTCGACATGACTCCGGTACCTACGCGCTGACCAATAGCAATAACCATGCCGTTAACGTCGGATCCTGGCATTGAGTACTTGACGTACGACAGGTCGGTTTCAAATGCTTCGTTAGGCGTGTAGTCAGGACGAACGATCTTGCCATCGGTACCCATGAAGAACATGCTGGGCCTGTTGCCGTAGTATGCCTTCATAATCGCAACGGCGCGACGGTTCTCTGCTTCTAGCGAGTTAGCAAAGATGTCTTGGTATTCCTGAATTGGCATGTCAACCGTGTTGGACATAACCATTTCACCACGACGAGCGGTACGTACGTTGCTTGGCGACTCTCCACCAAACTCAGCGGGGATACCAGCGGTCAAACGCTGTGCACGCTCCAGGCGGTCCATGGCTGCAGCAGTTGAATCACCAGGGGTAGAGTGAACAGTGTCAAGCTGACCATGGGAAATCACACCCATGATCCCCATCTTGCCGTCAGCTTGCTGTACAAGACGTGGTGTGGTTGGGCTGTTGCTAGGTGATACGAGGTACTGGTCTGGGAATACGTTGCGGAAGGTAGCAATAAAGTCCAGTGCGTCCAACTTAGCCTGGCGTTGGTACATTCCAAGCATTTGGTCAAACTGACCAGCTAAACGGTCTAGGGTCACACGACCAGCGATAACTACAGGGCACATCTCAGCGCGGTTAGGAATGCGCTCAAGGATTACAGTGCTGGCTAGGTGCCCATCTGGGTCTGGTGTCCAGCCATCGCCCTTGCGGCGTTCTGCACCACAAGCCATGATGACAGTCTCGTTGCCATCCATATACTCCAACACTTCAAACATTTCGTGGTCAGCCTTGTCGCCTTTGTACAAAGCAGCCATCTGGGTTGGGTAGTTGGCCTTAAGCCATTCGAGGGGGCGACGGTCGGCAAAGATACAGTCGCTAGGTTCCATGCTGTCCGGATCGAGCATCTGGGCTGGATAGGTGGCAAGGGGGTTACGTACACGCCAGTGGGGCATGTCACGCTTGTCGTCGTGGTAGATTGAGACAGGCGAAAGGGATACGGCACTCATACCGTAAGCAGTCAGGTGACGGGCACGGCGACGGAGCTTAATGCCCATCTTGTTCATGTCCCACCAACCAAGGTTGGCTAAGCGGCGATCACGGGCTTTGTTCTCGGAAACCTGAATACCAGGGCGCACAGGGATGTACGAGATGTCAGGCATAACTGACGCTACGCGCATGGCGAACTGGTCAATACCAGCAGCGATCAGGTTTGGCACCGCAGCCTTTTCCATGTCATCTAGCTCAGGAAGTGGAACGATAATGTCACCGTTATAGTGATTGCGGATCTCGTTCATCCGGCCAAACAAAGCACCACGGTCGCGCTTGCGCTCCTGATACATTTTGTTGATCTGGTTAGCAGCTGCGATATTATCGGATGGCAAAGCCATTTAGAACCTCGGTACGTTAAGATTAGAATTCTTAACCCAAGATGGTCGCCATGTTTTGACGGTCGTCTTGGGTATGTACAGATTGGGCAAGTTCCATTCCAGGAACCATTGCGCCATGATACAGTCGTCCGTACGGGTACCGTGGGGGTACCGCGTTACCTCGTCTATGAGCCTCATGGAGCGAACTTTGCCTTCACCCTTACCAGGTAATCGTACACGACCAAACTTGTAATGCGGCTGAAGTGCTGTAACACCCAGCTGCTCATCGTTCTTATTAATAGCATTTGTGTTGTGTGGGATCACATCTACACCGCGTGCCATACGCCATTGTTTGACATAATCGTACTGAAGCATGAACCGTTGGGCTGCGTTTGACTCAACAATCCAATACTGAATTGGAAATCCGATTCCCTCTGACATGTTCTGCCATTGTTCCATAATTCCAGTAAATTGCCCACTATTAAGGTTAAAGTCCAGGAATTCACTGGCGGTCATCTTTTTGCGCTCAAGGTCAAGCAAGAATCGCTGACCTGAGTCTGGGTGGTAGATCCAGCACTCAATAGCCCAGAAGTTTGTAGGACTGGGGTCAGCTGTGGCTACAACCAAGCAATCTCCTGCAACAATGCCCGCAGGGATCTGCCATACATCTCGTTCTTTATCTATGCATCCAGGCCAGGTGCCATCTCCATAGATCCACTCAGACTTAACCAGGACTTCACTGGGGTCCAAGTCTTCCTGCTGATACACCACGGCAAAGCGTTCGCCTCGGTTAGCCATCAAGTTACTAATGTCTCGCCAGGACAAACGGCGTGGGTCTAACAGACATCCAGTTGGGTACGGGGCAGCACTACGCTTGTGGTGTTCTGGGGAGCAACGATCCTCGTAGTGGGCTCGGTACAGCAAGTGTTTATACTTCTTGTCGTTTCGGAGCTTCTCGATCTCTTCTTCGGATACACCCTCGTCCAACAACTCTTCTTCGTTCTCAAGAGGCTGGGTCATGTCAAGGGCAAACCGGTACAAGTCGTCGGCTGCCAGTCGCTGACCGATCAAGGCCAGCATGCCTGCTGGTTCTAGGCGCGATTCCGCAATGTCTTGATACCAGTCTTGCATTTGATCTTTAAGTTCCGCACTACGGGCTTTACGAGGGTCAACCAAATCGTCCCAAAAGCAACCATCAAAACGGCCACCAATAAAACCAGAGTCCATACCATAAGCCGATAAGGTTGGCTCCTTTTCAGAAATTGCACCGTCTTCTTCGCGTTGCATAACAATGAATGCTTCATTTGTCCACACCTCTCGTTCAATGGGTTTAAATCGTCCATAGTCCAATGCCATGGTGGATTCAGCATCAACAGCCAACCCGCGTTCTTTTAATACATCATCTGCCGTCTCAGGGACAACACGTTCTAGGGATCGACGCACACGCATGAGGTTGCGCTTGGCAAGGCTCATGGTCGCGGATCCGGTCAATAGTCGGACACTTCGGTTACGACAAATTACCCAGCAGGTAATGTCGTGGAGCAATGTAGTCTTACCCGAACCCGGTGGCATGTTCATTACCACGTATTCTTTTTCGGGTGACTCAAGAAGCTGGACTAATGCTTCTCCCGCTTGCTCCTGCCAAGGAGTAGAAATTCGACCAAAGTAACGACGACGAAAAAGACCAAAGTCTTCCAGAGCATCCTTAGCTTCCTGACACAAGTCTTCATAACGTTTAGGGCCATCTAATTTTGCCTCTACTTTCAGTTCTCGATAATTGCGAGCTGAGCTGTCAATGCCTTCATCTGCACGAATGGTTCGTACAGCCTTCTCTAGCCTGTGCCCAGATGATTCTGAGAACTTAGCTTTACGAGAAGCTTCAGCAATTGACAGCCCTGCCGCGCGTGCGTCAAAGTACTTTTTCTTTTGTACTTGACTAACAGCCATTACTTATAAGCCACATTTAAAAGTCCACGAATACGGTATTCCGAACAGTCTTTATTTGCCAAAGCAAACACACCAGTCTCTCCGTCTTCTATGTCTTTCACCGCAAAGATTAGAACGTAGTCTTCTACGATTGGCATCTTCCAACCTTCGGCTTGTTCAAAGCGTTCGCTCATCTCGACTAGCCATGAGGGGATGTACTCATTAATCCACTTAGCTAGTGATTCGGGCGCACCGGGCTTCTCAGACATTATGCCTGAGGGGTAGTAGGCGGTGTTGGCTCAGTAGGTGCTGGCTCAATTGATCCGAGCTGGGACACCAACTGATTTACTGCGTGGGTGGTGCTAGCCAGGCGGCTCTCAAAAGCTTGCTTACCTACAAGGTGAGTCAGCTCAAGAGCAGCAGCGATAACCGCTCCAACAGTACCGATGGTAGCCTGTACGGCTCCAGAAATGTGGAACCCCGGGTGAATGATTGCGGCAAGTGAAAGCAGCCCTGAAAGGAAAGCGGTCACGTGGCCTGAAATGTTCTTGGTCATGATACCTCTAGTTTAACATATACGGAGAAACCTTCTCCGTAATACATACTATACACACACAATGTGTGTATATATAACTATTTAATAATTATTTTCGGCGTAATTTTTTTAAAAAAATTTTAGAAATTTACGGAAATTACTTTAATTGGACCTTGGCAATACACGTTGTGTAGAGTACAGGTCTTGACTGTCTCTTGGACTAGATCTTTAGTAGGCATATTCGTGAGGCGGAAAAGGGACGATAGTGCACCGAGGGCTATATCGGACTGGCCGATTGCAGCGTAGGGTTGCTTAAAAGAAGCAACGCTGAGGTCTTCCGCGATTTCCCAGATTCCGTCAGGGGAAACGCAAAGGATGCTCCAATCGCCTAGTTCGACGTTAAGCCCGGTTATCTCCTTGGCAATTACATCTCGTAGGGCGTAGGGCTCACCGACGTTGGATACCCGCGCGATCTCCATAATCTTCAGGGATCCGCAAACGCCAATCAACCACTGGTCAACTTTAAATACCTTGGGCTCGTCCAAGGTCATGACGTTGCTTCCTTCGAAAGCACCAGAGTCACCCGCGATGCTGTATCCAGTTTTGTTTATCGCCGCGGCTATGACAGTCATAATGGGGGCGGGGCCCAGGAGAGAGTGTGGAGATCCCGGGCCCCTAGTACCGCCAGAAGGATTCGAACCCTCGTCATTGGAAGTAGAACATCCCTAGACTCTCCGGATGGCGGCCGGACATTTATTATATCAGATCATTCCCAGTCTGTGTCACCATCAGACATAGAAAATTCTAAACACTCTACAATAACATCCCAGGAAATAATTTTGATTACTTCTGTCTGCTCGTAAATGTCGACCAATGTCAACCCTTCTTGGCGAGCTTTCAGGATAACCTGCTGGGATTCGTACAGCGTCACGTTCATTTAAATACAATACCACAAAAGCCCCCGGATTTCTCCGAGGGCCGTTGCAGCTAAGTTATCGAGTGGTTGAGGCACCATAGATAATTTCGGGATGATCCCTAGTACCAATTTAGTACAAAATCACTATACCAAAAAAAGTTACCCAAAGTGTAGTTTTGGGAGACAATTTAGTGTATCCTGTATCTAACGCACTTAAAGCGTTCGTGGGTGAAAGTCCCCCCGGAGTGTGAGTCCGGACAGCTGACTGGTTTAAACGTACCCTCGGAACAACTGTTCGGATACTCGCCGGAGTTAGCCGGTTAGAGCGGTATTCGGTCGAGCATGCCCCAACGAATTACACAAGTAATCTTCAGCGGGTGAATAGTCGAGCTTTCGCAAGCACAGACGCGCCTCATGCTCATGACGGGTGGATTGTCCTGTTTCTATAACAGTGGTGAGCGGGGCGAATTGTGACTAAAACGAACTCCGAGAACTAACCCCTGCCGGTATCATGTGACACCGCTTTTGACAGAATAAACGTCGGAAATTTGATACCACCACGGAACTTAAGTGTTTCCGCCGAATTGACTAGAGTGTTCCAGGAAAAAAGCGGAAATGACAGTTCTCCAGAAGCACGATAACTACTAGGTTTTGATGCACCCCCTCGGCAGACACCCGGTCAAACAGGGGGCCTTGGCTCACTCCTTGTTCGAGTTGGAAAACCGGTCGCATACGCGACTCACGGTTTCCCGCACCGTTGCATCAAACCCGTCCACTTGGGCGTACTCGTCCGCTCCGAAGTGGTCAGCCATAAATGGCGTGCATACGCACACCCATATTTATGGCAACGAGACTCGTGAACTCGTCTCGTTGGGGCGCGCCCAAATGTCGCGAGTGAGTCCATCGACTTTAGGGAGATTATGCGAGGGGCTTAACTCTCAAACATCTATCCCGAACGCTCGAACGAGCGAATCTCGCGACCACGCCTAGCGAGTCGGAACAGTCCTGCGACGGTGTGGCACAAGCAAAGAGATCGAAATTAAAGCCAGGCTCCAGCTGCAAGCATCCGCCAGACATTTAGACACCGGCGGGAACGCGCCCGCCGAACCGCGCGCCCATGCACCTAGCAAGACTGAGTGAGTGAGTCTCACGCGGGCATAAAAAAAAGCGGGTAGGGCTTACGCCCCACCCGCCTTAAAGCGAACGCCTACCAGCCAGCCAGCGCGACCACGCGAACGACAAGCAGAACATCCACCGCTACAGCCACCAGCACCAGCCCCGCGATAGAGACAACAGCCCGCGAGCGAACGCGCCGGAATCCCGACACTCGACCCACGACACCGCCGACCCACGCCGACACCAGCGCGATTAACACCATTGGAACGATAACAGGCATAAAGCCCCTTTCATCTGGCGAGCAGAATTGCCCGCCCTCGAATCGTAGCATGCGCACAGCACTAGGGCGGGGACTCGCGCCCCCGCCCTAATGTGGATTCGCATCCGGTTTCTACCCGACTACTCGAACGCGACTAGCACCATGCCCGCCCATAGTGCCAGCACCATTAGCGGGACTAGCCCTCGCGCGCCAGCGGGGACTAGATGAACAGCCACCAGCCCCACCAGCACCGCGACCACGCCAGCCACCAGCACCGCGCCTAAACGACCCCGCGCCATTAGTGCCATACCTCGAAATTGCCCGACAGCGACCAGCAAGAACAGCCCCGCCAATTACCGCAAACGGAACATGCATCGCAATTCGAGCAGAACCGCGCGCCCGCCTCGATTAAATCGTCACAAAACAAGCATGCATGCACTAGATCGAAATTCCGACCAGGCTCCAGCTGCAGGCCACCGCGCTCGACATCCGCCATCGGCAGATACTCGCTATCGGATGCCCACGCCCACCTAGTCGAATAAGGCTTAGTGAGAGAGTCCGTATCGCGTGAATTCCACGAATAGGAATACTTATAGGAATCGTTAGAGAACCAAACATCGCCACGCCACGCCCCTAGAGTCTCACCGGCGATTAACAGCGGGAACGAAACATCGCCACGCGCCGTCAATACCGCGACCTTAGAATTATTCTCCTCGACCCATGAATCGAACATCCCAAATACGCCCTCGTTATGCAACGCCGGAACGCCACCCATGCTAGGAATCACGACCCGCGCGAGATGCGCCGTATCAGAATCCCCGTTCGCGCCGGTTAATGGCAAAATGCCGTTATGTGCCAGCACCGAACGAGAATCGCGCCCGACCTTAAAAGGGTGAGACTGATACTCATTAACCAGCCCGCTAGTAGCAATTCGTGAATGGAACAGCCACGCAATAGTCGCGGATTCCTCGACCTCGCGGGCAAATTCGTCAATAATCACGCCCGCCCGCATCGAACGCCTAGAGACTAATTCCAGCCCCCCCGCGACCTCGCGAACGAGCGCGAATCCGAATCCATCCGGATTATTCTCACAAGCATTATGCAATTCTGATTCTGTAGGAATGTCCCTACTTATTCCACAAATTAAAAGACACATCGTTAATACCTTTCGTTAGTAATTAGTTGATCCAAATTATAGCCAGGCTCCAGCTGCAAGCATCCGCCAGCCATGCCCGCCAGAATCAGAATCGAACGAGCAACAGTCCCGCCCGCCCGATTCTGATTCCATGAGTGAGAGTCATGCATCGAACGACCCGCCCGACATCGCTACAGCGCACGCACCGTACCCGCCCGCGTTGATGAATTCGCCAAACGCGCCCCATGCCAGCGACCCGCCCCGAATCTCCGCGAGCGACATTCCGCGCGTGTATTCCGTCAGGGCATCTATGAATTCGAGATTCGCCAGAACGCGCCCCGACTTTAACGACCCGCGAAAAATACGGAATTCCACCGTGTCGCTACCGACATTAAGGGCGTCGTAGTGTTCGCCGTATTCACGACCAAACGCTAACTCAACACTCATCTCGTCTATGTGGTCGAATCGCGCCCAATGGGATTCGCGCCTAGCGAACTTCTGGACCGCATCCTTATTTAGTGCCATGAATCGCAACATGCGCCACAGGTGACTAGGTGATTCGAGTCCGCGCTTATTCGCGTGGATGTGGATGCCCGCATTAGAGACATCGCCACGCGCGCCTAAATCCCGCAAATCGGAAAAGAAATCCGACATCGAATTCATGTAGTTTCGCCATGCATCGAGCGAACGCGGGTGAAAATTTAATTCGATTCCGTAATCGAGCGAGCCGTCATGCTTAGCAAAGACAGTTGTCTCCATAGGGTCGAATTCGTGGATGAATTGTGCTATCTCAGACTTCGAGCCGTTAGGAATCTCAAACTCAACCTCGATTCCGTAGCGTGTTAATTCGCGCTTAGCGACTATCTCTCGCGTGTCTCGATTCCGTAATGGCGTAGTAGGCAACGCGTTAAAAACTCGATAGAGACTAGGCGCGCGAGTGTACGCCACCGGCGGAATCTCAGGGCGGAAAATTGGCGCGGGCTTATACGAGTAATCGTGGACATAATCCGCATCATCGTTATCGCCCCTATGGATGCCCTCAGACTCATGGTGGTAGTCGTTGCACTCAGAACAGTAGATAACGCGTCCCGAATCTATGCACCCCTGAAAACATGCCTCGCATAGCCACTCATCGACAGAATCGCGGTAGCAAATGTACTGATAATGATTCCCCGTCACGGTAGGCGCGAAATAGTGATTATCTGCACAGTCCTCACAGGTATAAATCGCGCCGTGATGTTGGCAGACATCGCAAACATCGCCAGCCCCGACAGCCTCGACCCAATAACCGTCAGGGATGTAAATCTCAGAACATTCCGTAAAGTTATCTACGCTGAGAACATTCGCGAATTCGATTCCGCGTGATTCCATTTTGATTAGGTACTCATAAACGAGTAGTCCGTGAATTGGTACATCGCAAGCCATAACAGCCCTTTCTAGTCCGTACCGGCAGAATTACCGGTACAGAAAAACTATAGCACCTATTCGACAACTATTCGACATCCCCGCCAGCGACCCGCCAGCGACCCCAAGATCGAAATTAAAGCCAGGCTCCAGCTGCAGGCCACCGCGCGACCCCGCGACCCCGCGCGTACCGACCCTAACCAGATAAGGGATAATCCCCTACCGATGGCCTTAGCGAGTGTCGAGCGATAGTTAAAAACCAGATAAAGGGCTAGGCGATTTCGTGAGTGAGTCAAATAACGCGGGCAAGTAAAAAGGGGTTCCGCTGGGACTAGTCAGCGGAACCCCTTAAATTGCTGGACAAAAGTCCAGACGGTTTCTACCCGATTTACTTAGTGAGTCATACTAGCGCGTGACCACAGAATTCGCAAGTCTTTGACTCTTCACGCTCAAACAATGGCATGGAGATAAAAAGTTCATCGCGAGGGATGGTCAAAAGGTCATTACCACAAACGGTATAAGACCTGCCATCGTTAAGGTACGCGGTGTAGGACTCTACTCGGCTTCCCATGCGATGTCCTCTCCCGTTGCTTCCTTGTAGTGAGTACGCAACTTTTCTACAAGTGGCTTAATCACTTCGTTAGCTAATTTTTGTAGGTGTGGCTCGGTTGAATGCTTGATTCGGTACAAATCCTCTTCTAACAAAGCAATCACATACATCAGTTCGCTGGTGTTCATTTCCATTATTTTACCTCTTCTATCCATAGGTTGCTGAAACTGTCCGTAGCCCAATCCCAACTATCTTCAACATCAGTACCGTTTTCCCAATTGTCCCACATTGCTATCTTTTCGGCTGCCTCTGTAGTGTCTGCTACTACAATTATTTCCACCCAAACTGTAGCCTGTCGTTGAACCCTAAATTTTGCCATTATTCATTCTCCTTTGGGCAATCATCATAACGCAATTCGTCGTCAAATTCGCAAACACAGTCCCTACCTAGTGCCTTGTAGTCACCGTGGCTGTTAGGGATGTCCCAGTCATTTACAAGAATCAGGTTGTGACCGTTGAATTCGTACTCAACGCCCCATCCCTGCTCTTCCTCGGCGTACCACTCAAAAGCAATTCGCTTGCCTTTGGCATACTTTGCCAACGCATCAATAACGGGCTCAGGCACGCTCCACGGAGTCGTAAACCAATACTCAATACTGTCCGGAAAAGTATTCTCGGTTATGTCGCTGGCATTCCATTTGCAACCCCAATTAGCACAATTCCATTCGTACCAGTTGAACTCGGTGTGGCCTACTTGCTCACCGTCTTGAAAACCGTGAATGGTGTTGTATTCCTCTAGTTTGTCCTCGGGGATAGAAACCAAGTTCGCAAAATTAAACTGGATTTCTTCATCGCCGGTCATAAAATTCTTTTTGCCTAAGAACTCTTTGACATTAGCAATTGCTTCCTCGGTGCCGGTAATGGTGACATGGTTATAGACCCAATTTGGCATTAGTTGCCCCCCCTTGGTGTAGCAAAGATAACCGAAGAGACACAGCCGGTCATTTCCGTATCGGTGTGCTCCCAGTAATCACCCTCAACCTGTCCGATTTCTTCGCGACAGTGAAGGCACTCGTCAATTTGCAAATACATGTAAGACATACACTCTCCTTTGTTTGGTACAGCGATAACACTTTATCGTGTCATGTCGCCCATGTCAAGTTTATTTAACATCGGCTTAATTGACTGTACCACCTCAGTAGGCACCTGCGCAACTCCGTGCATGATAGTTGTGTGCGAACGATCAACAAGAG